AATTTGGCAGCACGTAGGGCTGCATTCGAGCCCAAGATGGACTCAGCTGAGATGGGTACTACTGAGGGAGAGAATGTTCCTACTGATCCCCCTTTAACGGCTACTTTTGGTGATACTTCACAACCTGCTGCCTCGATGGCTGCTGTTACCTTTGGTGAAAGTATGGACTCTTGGAGTGAGCTCATGCGCCGTTGGGTTCTCTGTCATGATGAGGTCTATTGCTCTCGTGACCAGTTTACTCCTCAGATTCAATCAGTTTTGCACATGGTTGTTGAACCCGATTTCCCTCCATTTCCAGGCCCGGCTCCCATGCCTGCGCTCTGGAATGAGTGGGTTTCAGATTTATCTGGTGCACCTTATGCCCCCATGGGTCCCAATGGTTCTTTTTATCCTGGCCACGCTATACCTTTCGCTCCTCCGTCAAAAGCGATGTTGAATGGTCCTGTTAGTCTTGAACCTTCTGAGACAGATAGGGGCAAATTGTTACGTGTCAATCCCGGTCAATTGACTATGCTTCATTTTGTGACCCGTCTTTTCATTGGTAGGAAAGGATCTATTAAGAATAAATATTTGTTGAAGAACGCCTTTTCTCTTAGTGGTTCCTCCAATCAGATTATTTCGTGCAAGCGTTTGTCTGATAACGGGATCATTGATGGCAGGGGTTGCATTAGTGGTAGAACTTATGCTCAGGACAATGAGGAGTCCAATGAAGTTAACCACTATTATCCCGCATCTGGTTGTTTGTGGGATCAGGCCCATTGTCAGTACGGTATTTCCAATGGTGCTCTCGCCACTTTTCGAGTTGCTTTTGTCCGTCAGTTTCAGAACCAATCGGGGTACACCCAGTCCGGCACAAATGTCGCTGGGGCTCCTAATTGGTTTAACAGGATTAACTACCCTGGAAGCACTCAACAGATTATTAACAATTCCCACGAGTGGATGACTAACGACAGGATTCTTGGTAACACCTTTGATGGTCTTCATGTGACTACGTCTCCTAACCAGCCAGTTATGGAGGTTGAGATTCCATTTTATATGAATACTCGTTTCATTCTCAATGATGTTGTTTTAAACAACACTAGCGGCACTACTGCCCATGTTGTTAAATTCACAGAGGATGTTCCTGATTATCCTACTATGGTTCATGCCTCTCCTGTCGTGGAGAGGTTTGTGGCTCCCGGTACTGATTTTGCCTTGTTTTATTTGGCAAACGTTCCACCTATTTATATCAACTCCAACCACCTTTACCCATCGGTGGCTGTGTACAATAATGGGATAGTGGAAGAGCATCTTACTCCTTATGGCGATTTGAAGTTCTTTGCTGGTTCACACCAGGAGCAAACGGCGTATGAGACTCCCGATGGTGTCAAGTCTTTTAATTCGGCTCCGTCTCGACCGTACTTTTATGACCTTGCACCTCAAGAGGTTGGCGTACCTCAGTATCAGATCCCCTCCGATCTGACCTAAATATGCCAAACATGTGATAACGTTCCCAATGAACGACCTCCCAATGGAGATAACGATCTTGGTAGAACGACCACTATATTACGTCAATGTAAAAAGCTTAAACCGCAAGCTTTAAAATAAGCGGATAAAGTCCTTAACAGCTCTGGCAGAGTTGCGATTGTGGACACACCCTCTAGAACAGAACCCCTGGTTCTTTTTATGGGGGTGCTGCCTCTTTTAGTTGGGTGAC